TCCTATCTCTGCCTGTTTCCAAGGTACATAGGAAATCTTTTTATGATCTGCTTCTTCTTTTGTATAAACAGGATAATGATTTGTTTTTCCTTGTATTCTTCTTTTTATTTTCACTAGTGTAGCTATACTACCATATAGCTATATGGTTCATGTAGCTATATGGTTATATATATATATATATTATTATTAATCCATACTCTTCTTATCAGAATGATCTACACCAATCTGTTGAGCTATAATTTTAGATACAATCTCATATTCTGCTTCAATTGCTTCTAAGCTTACTTCTTGCTTATTTAGCAATTCTTGGTACTGATCTTCTGTCATTTTACGCTCTTCCCACTTTCCTGTGTTTACGTTAAGCACTTCATATTCTCTAGGTTGTTTTTTATTCATATCTTACTTTAAGTTAATATTGCTATCTATAATAATACAATGATTTAATTAAGATAAAGTTCC